AGGGCGGTGAGATCGTCACCGAGGAAGAAATGACCCAGCGCGACCGCCAGATGGTGATGGACATCATCGACGCGCAGGCCGCTGGGAATGCCGAGATCGTACCGTTTGACGGCGAGGTTTTGGCCCTGCCTGCACCAGCCGTTGAAGCCACTGAGGAGGCCCAAGCTGAGGCGATCCAGCGCGATGCCGAGAAGGCCCGCAAGGCTGAGGAAAAGAAGAAGGCCCGCGCCGGTCGCCGCGCCAACCAATCCGGCACCGTCTCCGTCGATAGCGACGAAGGCAGCCGCGACGACGCAGGGGCCGACTCCAAAAACAACCTGTAACAATGAGCACCACCATTGGAAAAGGGGCGGCGCACAAGCAGTCGAGGGCCAAGGTGATCGGCGCGGTGAAGCCCGTTTACGTCACCGTCGCCGCCGGAACCTGCGAGTTGCTTGAGGCCATCGGCCGCACCGACATCACCGACGCCCAAGCCGCGGCCTCCAGCCTCGGCGGCATCGTGGCCAACTACGAAGCGCTCTGCCGCAAGTACCCGGATCAAGTCCAGCAGCTCACGCAGGTGATCGAAATATCTCCCCGCGTCGAGGCCCACCTTGAAGCCGAGCGCCTGAAATCCCGCGCGCGCCGCAAGGCCCACGCGTTCACCGCCTAAACCCACCTCCCGTGTCTTAGGGAAACGAGACCTCCGACGCCACCCCTCGCCGCGAAATAACGGGGCAACTTTTCAAAATCATGGCACTTAAAATCAAAACCGGAAAACTGACGCCCCCCGTTCGGGCGCTCATTTATTCGAATGCAGGCTTCGGGAAAACCTCCCTCGCCTCCGCGCTACCCAAGGCGCTGTTCATCGACATCGAAGGCAGTTCGGAGCGCTACAACGTCTCCCGCGTCGAAGCCAAGACCGAGGCCGAAGTCCGCAACGTGCTCCTGGAACTCATCAAGGATCGCCAGGGCTTCCAGACCGTGGTGATCGACACCGCCGATTGGCTCTCTTCGGCCATCGGGCTGACCATGTGTGAGCGCGATAAGGTCACCACCGTCGACGCCTGCTCTGGCGGTTACGGCAAGGGCTTCGCTGAGCAGGCATCACGCTTCGGCGAAATCCTCACTCTGTGCGACACGCTCATTTTCAAGGGAATGCACGTGGTCCTACTCGCTCACAGCACCATCAAGAAGGTTTCCCCTCCCGACAAAACGCAGAGCTTCGACCGCTACGAAATCGCTCTTGAAAAGGGAATCGCAACCATGGTCTGCGAGTGGTCCGAAATGATTCTGTTCGGCAAGTTCGAGACGAACATCGTCATCACCAAGGACAAGAAGCTGAAGGCTGACCTCAGCGAGCAGGCCCGCACGCTCTACACGACGAACAGCGCAGCCTGGGAGGCAAAGAACCGCTTCGGCCTGCCGACCGAGCTCAACATTCAGGCCGTCGAGTTTGGCGCTGACGGCACCATCCCCGCCGAAATCCTGCCGGCCGAGTTGGCTGCCGTTTTCGCCGGGACTGCCGCCCCCGTGGTCGCTCCCGTGCGTGTGGTGCAGCCGGTAGCGGCACCCGCTGCCGTGGTGGCTGAGCCCGAGCGTGAACCCGAGGTCAACCCCGAGCCGCCAGCCCCCGCCAACATCACCGCCGAGCAACGCGCCAAGTTGGAGCAGTATGGCGCGATTGATATGTGCGCGAAGGTGATCCGTGGCGCGTTGGCGCATTATGTTTGTGTCGACGTGGCCGAACTCACCGAGGCCCAAGCCGACAAGGTGATCGACCGCTGCCAAGAGGAAATGAACAAGGAGCCCGCCAAGCCCGCAGCGCCCACCAGCCTCTTGTTCCCCTGGAGCGCCGCCGCCCGCGAATGGCTCACCGCCAACGCTGCCGCTGTGAATACCTACCTCCACCAAAAGGGCCGGATCACTGCCGGCCAGACTTGGAAAGACCTGCACCACGAGAAGGCGGAAAAAATCTTCGCCCACTTCGAGGCGTTCAAGGGCTCCGTCACGGGAGGTGCGAAATGAGCACCGCCCTCACTCTGAGCGGCCTGCAAAACACGCAGCTCGGAATCATCCCCGAGGTCTATACGCGCCGCGACGTCGCCGTCCTTGAGGCCCGCCAGATCACCTCGATCGGCGACGCCTTCGAGGCCGAGTCCGCCGCCGACGCCTTGCGCGCCGTCTCGACTATCGCCAAGGAGATCGAGGAGGCCCGCAAGATCGTCAAAGACCCCGTTCTCGCGCTCGGCAAAAAGATCGACGAAACGGCCAAGACCTTTGTCGCCGATCTGATCACCGAGAAGGACCGGCTCCAGCGCCTGCTTGGTGATCACCAAGCCGCCGAACAGCGTAAGGCCGACAAGCTCCGCCGCGAGGCGCAGGAGGAGGCCGACCGCTTGGCCCGCGAAGCTGCGCAGGCGGCCCGCGCAGCCGAACGGGCAACGACCGACGGCCAAGCCGAACAGGCTCAGCAAGTCGCCGCACAGGCCGAAGTGAAGGCGATCGAGGCACGGGTGGCCGTGGCCGATATCAAGCGCGACGGCCCCAGCGGTACCATGCTGCGCCAAGCCTACAAGTTCGAGGTAACGGACATCAACGCCCTGTTCAAGGCGCGTCCCGACCTCTGCGTGATCGAACCCAACAACGCGGCGATCCGCGCTCAGATTCCACATAACCAAAACATCCCCGGCCTGCGCATCTGGCAGGAGGCCAAGGCCAGCGTCCGCTAACTCTCAAAGCATGAAAACCAAACCAGCTATTGGCGACATCGCCAAAGACAACGTCACCGGATTCACCGGCCTGATTGATGCCGAAATCAAATATCTCACCGGCTGCACGCAGTTCCGTATCCAGCCGCGAGAACTCAAAGAAGGCAAAATTCAAGAGTCGGTCTGGTTCGACGAGAACCGAATCACCGTAACCAAGAAGGCAGTCATTGACCGAGTCGGAACCGACACCGGAGGCCCATCTCCTTCCATCCCTGCGCGCCGCTATCCCCAATAAATCTCAAAAACCAAACACACCATGTCCATTCAACCCGGCAAAAACATCCTCGTCACCGTCATAGCGGCCGAGGTCAGCGAATCTAAAAACACGAGCACGCCTGGCGTGTTCTTCACCTTCGAGAATGATGAAGGTAAAATCGACGGCAACTTGTGGCTCTCAGGTGGAGCATATGAAAACAGCCTTAATCGACTGCGCAAAGCCTTCGCCTTCAATGATGATTTCCCCACCCTTCCGGAGCAGGTGATTGGCAAGCAGTGCATGATCGAAGTCGAGATGGAGGAGTATAAAGGTAAGAGCTACCCCAAGGTGAAATGGATCAACGCCGTGCAAACCGCGGCCAAGCCCGCCGCCGGCGACCTGCTGGCCCGCCTAACAAAACTGGCCAAGGAAACCCCGCGCCCCGCCGACGCCCCCAAGCCGAACCCCAAGGTCACGCCGAAGCCCGCAGCTCCGGTTCCTTCAGCCCCGGCAGCAACCGAAGACGGCGACCCCTACTAACATGGCCACCATCTCACAAACCGGCGTCCGCACCATCGAGCGCGCCCTCGCCTGCGGTTGGACACACGGAAACGGACTGTTCGGCCCCGGCCGCTTCATGAAGCTCTCCAAAGCCGACCGCAAAAAATACCTTACCAACCAAGCCCGCAAGGCCAAGGCGTCAAACGGCTGGGTGCCGGTCAAGATCGTGCCCGAGATTGAGGAGGCGTTTGCTTGATCCTCCGCCCCTACCAGTCCCGCGCCAGCGCCTTCCTCGCCCCCCGCAAGCTCGCGCTCTGCGTGTGTGCAGCGGGTGGCGGCAAGACGCTCATCGGTGCCGATGCCCTTGATCGCGCCTCGGTTCCTGGCGATGTGATCGGCTGGGCCTGTAATACCCGCGAACAGGTCGAGCAGGGCAAAAGAGCCTTGGCCTCCGCTGGCATTACGCCGGCGTGGGTCAAGTGCGTGGCGGGGATCAAACCCGAGGACGTCAAAAACCTTGATTTCCTCGTCATCGACGAAGCCCACCACGTCGCCACGGCGGTGACGTGGCAGGCGGTTTTCTCCGCCTGCAAGGGGGCAATCTTCGCCCTGACCGCCACCCCGCCCGACGACCTCGATGTCCGCATGTTTTGGGACGGCATTTTTGGCGACAACGTAATCACCATCCCGCGCGAAGAAGTGCAGGCCGGTGGTCACTTGGCCAAGGGCCGCGTCACGATGATCGACATCGATGGAAGGGACCAATTCCGCGACGAGATCGACCGCCAAGTCGTCATTCACCTGTTCGAGTATTTTTCCAACTGGGGAAACCTGAAAAACATCCTCCGCCCGTTCCTTCAGGCGCAGGAGTTTTTCACCACCTCGGCACTCGATGCTCTGGCACTCGCCGAAAAGAAGTATTTCCAAAAGTTCGAGATCGAGACCAACCGCCACAAGTGGCTTGCGACCAAGAAACTCGTCATCGGCAACGCCGAGCGCAACGCGGCCGCCGTGGCCGTGTGCAATGCCGAGGTGTCAGCAGGCAACACGGGGCTCCTCCTTGTTGAATCCATCGAACAGGGGCACGCCTTCGCCGCCCAGATCCCCGGCTCGGTCATGGCCTACTCCCGCATGGGGATCAAAGCCCGCCGAGCCTGCATCGAGGGAGCGCGTGACGGTTCCATCAAGTGCATGATAGCAACCAGCCTCGCCGATGAGGGCCTCGATATTCCGCGTCTGTCGTTTCTCGTTTCGACATCCTGCGGCAAGTCCTCACGGCTCGCCGAACAACGCACCGGCCGCGTGCTCCGCGCTTTCGACGGAAAGGCCGAGGGCCGGATTTACGACTGGATCGACAACGGCACGCCGATGGGACGCCGCAACAGCCTCGCCCGCCGCAAGGTTTACAAGGAGCTCGGCTACGAAATCGAGCCCATGTCCAAGCAAGATTTTACCAACCAATTCCAATTTTAAGCAGTGAAAACCGAACCCGAAGTTTTTATCCAGTTTTGCAAAACGATGGGCCTGCCGCCTCCCGTGGTGGAGCTGAGATTCCACCCGACGCGCAAGTGGCGCTTTGATTACGCTTGGCCCGAGGCCAAGGTATTCCTAGAAGTCGAGGGCGGCAGTTGGATGGGTGGCCGCCACACCAGCCCCAAGGGCTTCGCTGGCGACATGGCCAAGTACAACGCGGCGACCTGCATGGGATGGCGCAAACTCTCCTGCACCCCGAAAGACCTGCTGACGCTGCCCACGATCACCATGATCAAGGTCGCCCGCTGCGCATGAGCACTGAGCCCACGCCACCCCCAACGATTGCGGAGCTCGAAGCACTGGCCAAGCGCCTGCCTGCCGAAATCGACGCGATTTTAAGGAAGTACCAACACCTGAAGAAACCCACCCCATGACACCCGACCAACTCAAGGCACTGCTCAAAAAGCAGGCAGCCCCCAACTGGGAGGAGATCTTCCTGGGCGATGTCGTTTCGGACATGGACATGGATTATCTCAACCAGTGCCGCGAACTCCCAGCCTTGGCATTCGAGGATTATGACTGCCGCAAAACTTGGTCCGCCCTTAAGTCCGCCACGACCTACGAGGAAGTCATGGACATCGGCATGTCGTACATCGACAAGGGGTCGAGCGGCATGAAATACGTCACCGCCCGCAGCAAGGTTTACCTGCAAGCCCTCGCCGTGATGGGATTCGAGAAGCTGGAGGAGTGGAGGCAGACTCTGCCTGCAAGGCTCAAGGACCAGGGGCAAGGTTGGAACCCTATCAGCGCGGCCCAATCAAACGCAGTACCGCCCCAAGTTCCACAGGAGCTCATCGCCGGGATGCTCTACGAGGGCGGCACCATGATGATGTCCGGCGCGTCCAAATCCATGAAGACTTACACCATGATCGCCCTCGGGCTATCAGTGGCGTCTGGCGGTGATTGGATGGGGCGCAAGTGCACCCAGCGCACGGTGGTTTACCTCAACCTAGAGCTCCAACCCTTCGCCATGGCCAAGCGCGTCAAGGAGATCGCCTACGCCATGGGCATCGACCCGCCCGACAACTTCCTCGCCGTCAACCTGCGCGGACAGTTGATCAACATCGACGCCGTCGAGGCCAACCTGTCCAAGCTGTTTAAGGACTATAACCCCGGCTTGGTGATCGTGGACCCGCATTACAAGATCAGCGCGGCCTCGGGCGTGGAAGAGAACAGCAACGACGCGCAGGGCCTGCTCCTTTACCGGCTGGAAAATGCGGTTTGCCGCAAGGGCGCGGCGCTGATGATCGCCCACCATTTTTCCAAGGGTGACAAGAGCAACTCAAAGGCCATCGACCGAGCGGCCGGCGGCGGGGCCCTGGCACGCTGGCCCGATGTGATCATGACGCTCACCGAGCACGAGGAGGAGAAATGCTGCGCGGCTGAGTTCTCGCTGCGCAATTTTTCACCGATCGAGCCCTTTGTGCTGCGGTGGCAATACCCGGTCTGGCACCTGGCCTCCGGAGTTGATCCATCTAAGCTCAAGAAGGCGGGGCGGCCCGTGAAGCATGCAACCGATTCACTGCTTACGCTGATGGGCTCAAGCGGGATGATGAAGAAGGAGCTTGCCGATGCAGCAATTGAGAAGGGCTGGGGAAAAACAAGAGCCTACGACTCCATCAACAAGCTGATTTCCGAGAACAGAATACGGGAGTCCGGAGGGCTCATTTACAAAAACGAACCAGCACCATGACCCCGAACCAATTCAACACGATCACGGGCAGCGACTGGCGAGTGAGCCTACAAGCCGCCCGCGCCCGCCGAACCCTCAACCAAGAAAACTTCAGAAACCAAATCCAAGACGCCATGAAGCCACGCAATCCGATCGGGAAACCTCCCCGTGATTATTCTCCCGTCAAACTCCGAGCGGTTTCCCTCCTGCACGAGGGCTACTCGGTCAACGACATCCAGCGCGCCGCATCGGTGCCGCTTAAAGTCCTTGTCCAGTGGCGCGATGAGGCCGGAATCAAGCCCCGCCCATCGGGCTTTAATTCCAACCGTGGCCGGCTGCCGTACCTGGAGCAATTTGCCGTTGTGGCAGGAAAGGAGGGCGCTAAATGAGAACGCTGCAATCAATACTCGGCGGGCTCACCGCTGCCGGAACGATCTTGGCCGTGGCGTGGTGCTACGGGGTTAATTTCCAAGTGCGAGGCATGGACCTTGGTTCAGTGGTAATGCTCGCCGTAATGGTAGGCTGTGGCGCTGGCTGCGCGATTCGTGAAGGGGGTGCGAAATGAGCGCCGCAAAAGTGAAGGCGCGGAAGATGTGGGGAACCACGGAAAACGTTTTCGCCTGCAAAGAGGTGGCGACACTCGACGCACTGCCATGGAAGCCGGATGCGTTCTACGTCCTGCCCGCCGACGCCGACTCAATCGAACGCATGGCCGAGCAGATGGCGTTGGCCATGTGCGATGCTACGGACGACAAGCCACGACCCATGCGCGAGGTTGCCCGAGCAGCCCTCGCCGCAATCGGGGTTAAGGCGAAAGGGGGAACCAAGTGAGCCAATTACATGACCTGAGAATCCACCGCATCCTTTTCGTTTACGCGAGGGATGGTGAGGTGAAGTGCATCAACTACGACGAATCCATCCAATGCGCCGCGCAGATGGTGCGCGATGGGTGGAAACACACGGCAACGATTGATCCGGCTAAGTGGATTGAGGCGATGTGCAATGACCCGGGATCAATCGAGTTAACCGATGAGAAAATCAATGAACTGAGAGGGGCGATATGAGCGAAGCACCAGCTAAAATTCTACTGCGTGACGTCATCCGCCCCATTCCAGGCCTTGAAAACGCGCTCATTGCCGTGTCGTTTTTTCGTCGTCGCCACCGGCGCGGAAAGCGGGGGCGTGACCTTGGCCACTACCGAGACAGCGTCCGAATTTCACTGCACTATTTATACGAGGCACGGCGCGACGGTTGGCGTGGAAGTATTCGCGCAGCACTTAAACTATAACCATGCCCACCCGCCCGCCAACACTAGGCCGCACCGCGCCTGCGCCGCGTGCTCCCGATACCCGCGAAAGCGCATCGCGTCGGGGCTACTCGCCGCGCTGGTCGGCCTACGCTCGCCGCTTCCTCGCCTGCCACCCCCTGTGCTCGGCTTGCGCCAAGGCGGGTCGCACGGCGCTGGCCTGCTTGGTTGACCACATTGCACCCGTCACCCGTGGCGAGGCGGATCCGCACTTCTGGGCACCGGAAAACCACCAGCCGCTTTGCCGCCGCTGCCACGCAAAAAAGACCCATGCCGACCGCCGCGCGGGGCTCACTCGTTCGACCCCAAAAAGCGCCCAAAAATAAGGCGTTGTTTTTTTTGTGCCTTTCTGCTACTTGTCGCCCCGTATGACAGCTTTACCGCTACCGCTCATTCTTCTTACCAGTTTTTCGGCTTTGCTTTCGGGTTGCGCCTCAACTGGCACCACCTCCGCCCCGATCCCGACCACCTACCACGCCGACGCCTCCGGTCGCTACGCCGGCCGCGATGAGGTCCGCACCAATGCCGCCACCGGACGCCCCGAGGTCATGCACTACGACGCCAAGGGTCGTTACATCGGCATCAGCCGCTAAAAAATCATGAAAAAGAGAACAAAATCTGAAATCAAAAGTGAGGTCTATAAACTCACTCCATACGCTCGAAACGGGATCAAGTTGGCGCTACTAGCGCTCGACGTGGTGGAGTCCGAGTGGAGTGACGCCGACCTCGATGATCTAGATGAAGATGAGTTAATAATGATTGGTCACTACAAAGACTGGATGTCAGGGCGGACGAACGAAAAGCCGTCCGATGGATTCGGCCCTGATATGTTTGTGATGCGCGACTTGACGGCGCAGATCGAGATAGCGGAATGGGTGTCGCTTCGAGCGATTGCAGATGCAGCGAAGGAGTCGATGAAGGTACGCGGATCAAAGCGGAATAAGGCTCTTAAAAAGGCGCTGGACGAATACCAGAAGCTCTTAGGCAAACACGCATGGGCACCTTTGTTTGATTAAAAATGGGAGCACGAGGCCCAGCATCGCAGATAGGAACAGCCGCACAGGCCTGCACCGCCCCCGGCGTGCCGCCTGCTCCTCTGCACTTGTCCCCGCTCGCTGCCGAGGAATACGACCGCGTCGCCCTCCTGCTTAAAGAATCGATTCAGCAGCACGATTCCGCGCTGCTGGCTGCCTACGCTCAGGCCTCGGCGGAAGTCTCCCTATTTACCGATCAGCTGCGCACCGAGGGCGCGATTCTCACCGCAGCCACCGGCGGGCGCTACCTGCACCCCGCCCACGCCGCGCGCGCATCGGCCCACAAGCTCCTGCTCGCCACTGCCACCCAGCTCGGGCTTTCCCCTGCCGCCCGTGCTCGTTTGGGCACAGTCACCACACCCGCCGCACTCCCCGTGGGGCCTGAGTCTTTTAACGCCACCTACGGAACCGCCGCATGATCGCACCCGCCCAACGCTTCCACGCCCCGAAGGAGTTGCCTGATGCGCTCGATGCGATCGGCTTCCCTGGCTTCGACCACCGCGCCTGCCTCGCCCTCATCCGCGCCATGCGGGCCGACGGTGCCCCGATTATGCGCAAGAAATACGCCCGCCCCGCCGAAGCTGCAGCTTGGCTTGTGGCGCATCCCAATTGGTCGCCCTACGCCATGTCAGCCGAGTCTAAATCAACCGGCCTGTTCAGCCAGTGACAACGGCCCACGGGCGGAAGAAACCGGCCCGCGCCCAGCCCAAGAAGAAGATCAAGCGTAAGGCCCGCGCTCGACCGTGGTATTTCACGGCGGCGCACTTGAAGCCGGTCCCCGCCGACGATCCTGCCCGCGTCTATTTCGAGCACATCGCCGAAAACCCGAAGCAGCACAACCGCTGGATTCACCTCGCCGCCCGTCGTCACTCGCTCGACCTCCAGCGCTCCGCCTCAGATCCCGCCTTCCCCTACATTTACGACTGCGCCCTAGCCGCTCGCCCCTCCGCTTTTGCAGAGCAGTTCAGCGGCCTCGAAGGTCCGCTCGCTGGCAAACCCCTAAAGCTGCTCAACTGGCAGCGCTGGATCGTCGCCATGCTCTACGGCTGGCGGCACCGCGAAGACCCGCGCCGGCGAAGGTTCAATTACGCTTACATCGAGGTCGCCCGCAAAAATGGGAAGACCGGCTTCGTCGCCCCGCTCGGGCTTTATCAGCTCGGCTTCCCGCCACCGGGTGCACGCTGCGAGGTGTACTCGGTCGCAACGAAACTGGAACAAGCCAACATCGTGTGGCGCGACGGGTGCCGCTTGCTGCGCACCGCCCAAGGCTGGGCTCGCCTCTTCCGCGAGCGCCACAACCGGCTGACCCACAACCCGAGCGATTCCGATTGGCGGCCGCTCGGTGCGGATAAATCCACCCTCGACGGCCTGCGTCCCGAGCTCGCCATCATGGACGAGCTCCATGCGTGGCCGGACCGTGGCCTGTGGGATGTCATCAATTCGGCGTTCGGTGCGGCCTTCTCGCCGCTGGTTTTGCAGATCACCACCGCAGGCGACAATCCCGAAGGGATTTGTATGGAGCAACAGCAGCGCGTATGCCGCTTGCTGGATTCGGTGGAGCGCGGCACCTACACCGAATCCAGCAAGCGGCATAC